GATTAATTTTTTACTGATAATCAGCCATTTAAGTTAAAAAAGGGTATAAAAAAACCCTCAAAAAGAGGGTTAAAACTTTATTTATTTTCATTTTCAGTACATGAATTTACTAAATAGGTTATCTACATTGTTTCTAGTCTTGCCAAAAGTAGGGTGTATTTGTCTATCCCATTCTCTTTGCCTTTTCGCTTTTGTTAGGTTGTGGTTGAATTGTCTTTTGTTTTTCATCTTGTGTATAATTTAACGTATTCTCTAAAGTGTTTTTTATTTACTCTTTTGTTATTGGTATCGTATAAATGACGAACACAAATATTTTTATAAATTGTGCTGTATTCCCAATATCCATATTTCACCTTATATATATCAATTAACATCTGTTCCATCGTTTATCTATTTAAGTTTCTTGTTTTGTAAGTTCCGTTTTTTATCCTCTCCTCTATTTCTTTGGAGCTCAGATTTACCCCTAAAAATTGCTTGAGGTATTTTATAGTAGTTCTTGAATAGTTCCAATAATAAGGATCTAAAATTACTTTTCCTAAAAAGCCTCTTTCTTTTTTGGCAATTACTGAACCGTAGCTTTGGAAAATGTAATACTTGTCTGTTTCAATTTCGTACTGATTTGCAACGGGGTTTCCGCTTCTTGGGGATTCTAAATTTGATACTCTTATTTTCATTGTGTTTGTTTTTAAAGGTTATAAATAAAATTTTCTAAGGATAGCAATAAGGCTAAAAATAAAGTGGCAAAAGTGCCAAAACTGATTAATACTAAAAGTTTAAAAATTGTTTGTTTCATCTTGTTTTGTTTAAAGGTTGTATTTGTCTTTATGGATTTTCCATGTGACAAATATAAGGAATAAAAAACGGCTTTACCAAACGTTTTTTTCTAAAATTGTGGATAAAATGTTTATTTATATTTAGTCTAAATAAACGCAAAAAGGGTAGAAATCAGCGACCCCCACCCTATTGAATTTATACCTATTGAATTCACATTTACCTATTGAATTCACAGCCCTATTGAATTGTCAAGTCAACTCAACGGCTTCGCAATGCTCGTAACAATCTGAACAAAAATCTGTTTCGATTGGCACTAAAGGAGCTCCACAACAATTACTAACTATTTCTTTCATCGTCTATTGAATTTATATATTGTTCCTCTAATTTATTTAACAAGTCTGTGTATCGTTTAGTTGACAATCCATATTGTTTTCTTTTGCCAATAGAATAAGCGATACATTCCTCTATTGTAGTAAATTCCTCTACAGTTATACTAAGTTCCATTATACTGCTTTTAGGTTCTCAAACTTCTCTAACAACTCAGTAGCTTCATCTACCCTTTCCCAGTTATTTAGCTTAGTATGGGTTAGTCTATACTCCCATATTAGATTCTCTATAAAATCTAAATCATTGTTTGTAAGAGGCACTTTTACCTCAACTGTCATATTTGGTGTTCGTATCATAATTAACTTATTAAAATTTCTCTACATAATTCTTGGGGGATCTTACTACGTTCATAGTTATTTTTAAGACCTTGAGTCCCCTTTCCAAGAGCTCCAGTCTCTTTTTTAGCCTTATAACCTCTAGGTTGCTTATCGTGGTGGCATTTATCATTCCCATTGAAACATTCTTTTCTAGGCTGCCATCCTTGTGGATTCATTAGATTTCTAAGGTTATTTGTCCAAATATCTGTTGGTTTTGCTCTAGTGTCTCCGTATTGGCAATACCAAACTGTAGTCCTCGGTAAACCTACCATAAAAGATTGCTTTCTCAACATACCTCTAGGATTCTCAATATACCATTTGTATGGGTTTAGTTCTCTTATTATCTCTATTACTTTCTGTACTATTAAATCACTTTTCTTAGCAAAATCACTCATCTCTCCATTATGGGGTCTATGGTGGGATATAGCTGCTACAGAATAAGTAGTACAGGGAGGACTAGCCCAAATAATATCTGGTTTAAATGGCACTTTAGATATATCAAATTCAAGTATGTCAACTGGGTAGTTTATACCTTCAAATGGTTTTAAATCCGAACTAAAAACTTCATAACCTAAGCTCTCAGCCTCTTTGCCAATAGAACGACTACCTGCAAATAATTCTAAAACCCTCATAACTTATCTATTTTTACTTTAACAAATTCCTTTATTGAGTCAACTTCTTTGTTCCCTATCCAATTGATGAAGTCGTAGGGGTCTATCTCTACAGCATAAAAGTCCCCACTAAGATTAGACTCAAATTCTATATACAATGTATCTACAACATCGCCCTTCTTAGTTATTTGAGGCAATGCCAATCCTACCATCTCAACGTGGTCATACTGTCTATGGGCAAGTTGACGCTTTAGTTGTTTAGCCCTAGCTTTAAATTTGTCTTTAATTTCTGTTAGCTTTTGAACCTCCCATTCAAGATCGCTAATTCTGTCTGTTCTATTTCCCATTATTTTGCCAATGATATATTTTGAATTGTGTTTAGATTGATAGTCCTAAAGCTATCCTTCCCCATATCGAATACCACTAAGTAGCCTCTTTCAAATGGGTCGTACTTTAATCCTTTGCCATTTACTCCCTTCTTAACTGAGATTCTAGCATTCATTTTACGGAGCTCTCCATCTTTTTTAACAAACTCTACTGAGAATATCTTCCCATTACTGTTTCTGATTAAGTCTCTGTAATACTCTTTTTTACTTGTTTCCATAATTATCTTGTTTTAAAATTATGGTGCAATATATAAATTATTTTCCATCTGCCAAAATAAATAACAAAAAAAAGGCTAATATTTCTACTAGCCCTTCTCCAATTAAAATAAATAATCTATCAAATATGAAAAAAAATAATCAATTGCAATATATAAATTATTTTTAATATTGGCAAATATTACCTAATAATATACATTCCTTTAGGAACTGACCTAGTAAGTAGGTATTGAATTCCGTATCGACTAGCATCAATTAAGTGGTTATAGCGGTCAATTGGCTTTACTCCTTTTATATCCCAAACATAGTTATTGAATTCCCTTACAAGGTTCTCCCCATCTATATTTATATTATAATCCTGCATCAAAGCTATCCCACTAACTATAGACCCCTTGAATTTAATTGTAGGGGTAATATTAAGAGGTATCTCTTTCATCTTCATCTCAGATAGCAGTCTGGGTTCTGAATTGTCGGCTACTATTAAATTTCTACCTGCAAACCTGATACAAGCATCGTATATCTGGGAAGTGATTAAACCTTTCTTATATAGGTGTTCCTTTAGCCATATAATCTTTCGCTCTTTGTCTATGGCAATTTCTACAAGCCCAGTAGGATCATTCGAGAAGCCAAAATCCAATCCAAATATTGAATCTATTTCGTTATTGAATTTACCTACTTGCCAATTAGTAAATACAACTCCCTCTGCTTTCTGTAGCCAACCTCCCATTATCTGGTGGTGGTACTTCTTAGGATTCTTTTTCTCCATTGACTTGAGCTCCTTTACAAATGAAGGGGATAAATTTTCTTCATTATCTAAATAGGTAGTGTGGATATAAGTAACCCCATCTCTAGTCCCATTAAATCCATCTGGGATGTTTCTATTCTGGAAAAACCTTTGGTATATCCAATGTTCTTTAGTGGTTGGGTTTAGAATCAATATACATCTATTGCTCACTCCCTTAGCCCTAATAGAATAGTCAATCTTATCAAACGAGGTTTCATCATTTAATTCCTCTGCCTCATCGAGTACAAAAGTATTTACCCCTTGAATTGATTTTAGCTTTGCAGTCTGGTCTCCTGAAGCTGTCTTAATCCCACTAAAGTATATAGAGCTCCCAGTTAACTTATTCCGTATTTCCGTTTTGGTTATGGCAAATTGATCCTCTACCCCCATTATACTAAGTTTCTCCCTAAACTCAGGGATAATACTCATCTCGGCACTACTCATAGTATAACGAGTAAAAAGGGTTTTAGTATTTCTCTCATAAGTTAACAAGGGTAAAAAGGTGTTAACTGCGAAAGACTTTCCAGAACCTCGACCACCTGTGATTACAAAGTATCTACTGTCGCTATTGAATAATGTTTGGTACTTTGGATGGAGTGCTATTTTATTCGCCATACTTATATAATAATTCCTTTTTTATTAGATATGCTAATTTATATTTCTCATCTCCTTTGCCAATAAATCTAGCAACCTTTAGATTGTTATCTTTAATGCAGTCTCGAATCTTGGATGGTCTAAACCAATTAAATTGATACCCATCGTATATTACCCAGTAGTCTGCTTTGGTAGTAGACAATGCCGAAGGCTTCCCATCGAATTCAACTTCAATAACGATATTGCCAGTATATTTACTTTTTTCATCAGACTTAACCTCAACACCTATACCAATCTCAGGAACAAATATATCCCACTCTTTATAATAGCCATCTTTTATGTAGGCACTAGGGTATTTAGGTTTTATTATAGACAAAACTTCTTCTTCTAATTGTTTGCCTCTGGCTAAATCTCTATAAAAAGTAAGTTCTACTCCCTCCATAAATTATTCTCAGTTAAATACTTTGGACAATAACAAGGGAGCATCTCCCCCTGTATTATATGGTAAAACAGTACCCCTTCTTTATTCGATTGATTCTCCTCCATCTTTAGTAAAGTTATAATTGTTAAAGTTATCCTTCCACTTACCAGATAAACTAATCCTTACACTTTTCATATCCCCCTGATTTCTAAATATAAAAAACCCATTATAATAAGTTGAATAAACCGCAAAGTAATCTACTAGATTTTTGGTATAAACTTGCTTATTGTTTTGAATCGGCACTTGTATATTAGGATCTTCTTTTTGAGGATGCTTCCCAGAGGACTTTATCTGGACTTTAAATAGTCCGTTGTTTGTATCAACAATACAATCATAGGTAGAAGAGTCTAAGACTGGTTTGCTAACTACATAGCCTCGTTTAGTACATTCAGCAAAGAATAACAACTCCCCAAAACACCCTATGTAATTACTGTCGTTCAACTATTTTGCTCTTTTCACATCGTTCTTTTGAAGTGTTTCGTGATATCCTAGTATAGGGTTCACTAGATAATTCCAAAAGTCATTGGGCATCTCCTCCCCCTGAAGTATTGCTTTCATCTTCCTTGATTTCTTTGTGTTCGACATCTATTGTTTTTGGTTTTGTGAAGTCCACTACTGGGATATTCAGATTAGTATTTACATTTAGTTCTTGCTGTTCTTTTGGTTTCCCATATCGATACTCCCATAACATCTTAGTATAATTGAAGTTCCCTTCAGAAGCCTTTTTTGCAACGTGAATCCAAGCCTTTTCCTCACTTCCAAAAGCCTTAGTTAGTGCCTTTAATGTAAGTGCATTGGTTTCCTTTTCTTTAATCTTAGGGGGTCTCCCTTGACCTCTATAGACTCCTTTGACAGCTCCATTATTTCTCCTTCCATCTACTTTTTTTTCTTTATCGTTTTCCTCCATTATCCTATTATATAGCCGTTTTGTTTGTAATACTTTTCCCTCTTATAGAATAATTCACTAATATTCTTATGTTTAATAGACAACTCAGCAGAACTGATTGCCAATTTATTGTAGTCGTTTTTCACTTCAATATACTTTCTACTAAGTTCCCTAAAGTCTTTAACTAATTCAATATATTTAGGATTATCATAATAATTTTCCTCATCGTTATATTTTTCCAATAAACTGCTTTGTATTGAATTAACGAATAATGAATTTAACGAAAAGTAATCAGTAGCTAAAGCCATATCATAATCCAGATAGCCTTCTAGCTGTCTTAGACTATGCAATACTGTAGCGTGATCCCTATTAAATGCCTTGCCTATTTCAGCAAGAGTCATTTTAGAATTATCCCTCAACATTTTATAGGCAAATGATCTCGCCAATATATATTGTCTCTCTCTTGTTTTTTTAGTTATGTCCAACTCAAAAAAGTCTTTAACCATTTCAATGACTAATTGTGTCGCTCTCTTTTTTTCTTTTATTTTATCTATTATTTCCATTTTTATAATCTTTATATGCTTCTATTATTCCTTGGCAACATTCATAATGTTCTCCACATTCGTAATACTCTATAAGTCCTCCAATTTCCGTTTCATCTATAATGCCAAGACTTAAAGAAACAATACAATCTGAGTAACACTCCTCCTTACTATAATACATCGTATAAGTAAAATTCTTCTATTGATTTAACTTTATTTACAAAGAAGTCTTTATATATGTTTATAGCATCATTAGTTTTATGTTTGCCACTCTCATAAAATTCTCTACTGCACTCAAATATACCAAGCCCACCAGTATTCTTATCTACAGCCACAAAAGTGAAATTCTTGTAAGATACACCAAACAACTCACAATAGATAAACGCTTGTACATCATAGGAAAAATTACGAGCAGACCACTTAAATTTTACTAAGTCTCCTGTGCTTTTTAAATCTACGATAAAGCTCCCACCCAATATATCAGCCTTTGCTCTAAATGGCAAACCACTTATCTCACCTATAGCAGGAACTTCGCAGCGAGTGTTTTTCATAAAATGAGCGGTCTTTGAATTCCCTAGGAAATTATCGACCATTCTTTTGGCAATATCTCTTTCTGTAATTGTATAGGTATTATAAGAACCGTATTCAGCTAAAGCCTCCTTATATACTTTAGAATCTTTTCTCTTAGCATCTACAAAATGTAATTCCTTGTATCGCTCTGGTTCTAGCAATTCCCAATGGAATAAATGACCTATTCTAAAGTTTGGATTATCATTACTAGATTTAGTTATAAGGCTATCTTGATACGCTTTAGGAGAGTCAAGCAACTTCTTACAAGCTGAACTGGACAAGGCATTGACCCCTAGATAGTTATAATAGAATTCATCATCCATCATGTTATCTAGAAGCTCTTGCTTATCCCAAAACCTACCGTCTAGCGTTAGTATTGTATTTTTTTTACTATCAATCAAACCAGTATTGTTTTAAGTATTATTCTTTTTACGGATTCTGGAACTTTCGGGTCTATTAGTTCCTCTTGCATCTCCCTTAATAATTCTAACCTACTGTAGAATTCTAAAGACGAATCTTCATTACTCATTTCAAAGTACATTTCTTTTGTTCTTCCCATAATCATTTTAAATTTATCAAGTTTAACAATTCTCTAATTAACCATCCTATTCCATCTACTATAGATTTAAATATAAATGTCGTTGCATTTAAAATACCTTCTATTATAAATAGAATAAAAAGCAGGGCAAACACGATAATGATTTGTGGGGTCGCTAATAAAGTTTTTAATATCCTTACCATTATATACTTGTTTATTTAAGACAAATATATAACATTTTTTCAACAATACTAAAAAAAATTACTTTTTAGGGGTAAAATTATCTTTCCATATAGTTTGACAAACTGCAAAGCGTTGTTCTCTATCTGGGTATTCTTCTCCCATTTTTGCGTTCCCCATACATCTTTGTGTAAAGAGTTTATTTGTTTCGTACTTCTTTGGTTTCAGTAGTGGCATCTTCTTTTGGTTTTAGTTGTTCTTCTATTTTTTCTATTTTCTTTAAGGCGAGAGCAACCCCATTCATTGCCAAGGTTAAATCTCTCCTCATCTTAATCAATATACTTTCTTTCATACTTCTATTATTTTTATTTCTGTGATTTCAGTTTCTCTATGTATAGTATTCCATCCATCATTTCTTCTTGGAGATGATTTAAGAACTTATAGAATCCATCAGGAGAATCATACAGAGTTGTCCCATATTTCTGGATACCTTCTCTGCTTCTTGCCCTCATTGTTCTTATTACATCCTCCACTATCGGGTCTTTAGATATATGGTTATAGCCTGTTGAATCGGAGACAAATCCTCCTTCTTCCAACATTTCTTCGTACTTCTTTATACTATCACTCATTAATAAAAAAATAAAATAATTTAACAATAGCCCACTCCAATATTCTTAGAGCAATGTAGCCAACCACAAAGCTACTCATTTTTATATTCTTTATAAACCCTTTCTAATTTATTGTGGACATTCTTTAAGAAACAAGACCCACATCCAGTTGGTTCTACCTTATCTTTAAAAACCCTATTGTATATCATAAGGATTTCCGATTGAATTTGTTGAGTAACCGTATTGCTTTTTCTGTTAAAGTAATTATTCAGGTAATTATATTCATCTTCAGTTAAACACTCTGGTTTTTGATATGGGAATAAGCGATTTAAAATTTCACGTCTATTATCGCACCCACAATCTTCGCCAAGGATAAATTTAGCTGCCTTATCAATTCCA